TTATTTAAAAAATACACCTATTATAATACCGATAATACTTACAACAGTAGGTGCAGCTATACCTATCCAAAAGCGATTACTAGTTAATTTTTTATCGTTGATTTCATCTTTCAATTTTTTTATTGCTAAGTCTATGTCTTTACTCAACGAAATTTGTGACTTTTTTATACTGTCTTCAACTTTATCAAATCTAGTATCTAAGTGCCTTTTGTGTTCCTCAAATTCCGGTCTAGTAATGTATTCATAACTCATATTACCACCCTCCACTTTTTTAAAGGCTAGATTTCCACCAATACTGTCACTTGTATAAAACTCACTACCATCTACTCTATAATTATCATATCGTGGATGATCATTGATTTTAACGATATTATTCATCGCCATAAATTTCGCTCATTTCATTTTGAAGAGTATCAATATCTTTAATTTTTCCGTGCATATTTTCATATTGTGATAAAGCTTGTTCTAAAGCTTTATTTAATTGCTTTGCTAGACTAGGATTCATAATAATTTTTTTATTACTTAAAAATCCGCTAGGGGTATGTTGTTTGAAATCCACCATAAGATCTGTGATGCTTACCTGCACATCTAAAGCGTTAGCATAAAATATTTCATAGCTTTCACCAAAAATATAATCATTACTTTTATTTAATTCAACATTAAGTTTTTCATTTTCGTCCATATATTTTCCTCCTACATTAACGTCTATATAAATAATATATGAGATAATCTGAGTTTAGTAGACAGAACATAATGGCGAACAAAAAACAACCACCCAGTAACTAGTATGGGTGGTTTAAGTATGCAGTCAGCTTCTTACTGCTATACGCAAGTAAGCCCTCTGCACAGCCGGATTGGCTACCGGTAATGTGGTTTTAAGCCAGATTGGTTACTGGTAATGTAATTACATTATAACATAAAAAATAGGCAAGTACCGTAGTACCTGCCTGTTATCTACATTTAAATCTTGAGAGAAATGTTAAAAAGTTCTAGTAAAATAATAGCACATTTTATCTTTAAATGTAAATAGAAAGCAGGTGTGTAACGCACCTGCTTAAATAGACATGACTATGTCATTCTAACTGATTTCTCCCCATAAGTCACCTAATATCTGATTAGGTGGGGCAGAACCATTCCATGTTCTAATAGGCAAGTAATAACGTTGCCCCTCCCATGTATATCCTACCCAAACATGACCATCTTGTAACATCACTTCTGTATAATCACAATATCCACCAGGTTGGAATTGGTAAGCTACCGGGCATGATAAGAATGGTCCTATTTTTCTTACAGTGATTGGTTGATTACCGTTTGTGAATCTAGCATTTTCTTCCATGTAGTAAGTACCATATTTATTACGTTTCCATGCACTCGCAACTGGTTTAACTGTATTACTTGAAGCGCTTGACTCATTAGAGACAGTGGCAACCGGTATTTTACCATCCATGTACGCCCTAATCTGCTTGATAAAGTAGTCTTTAAGTTGCAACCGCTTGTCTTCTGGCAATAGACCGCGAGTTACTGGGTCAAAACCAGTGTGTAAAACCGAACTTCTATGAGGGCATGATGTTGAGGTAAATTCATTGTGCAATCTGATTGTATTTCTGTTTGCTGGTAATCCCCATTTTTTCAACAATCTAGCGCATTCTTGGAAAGTTGCCTGTTCATTTTTTAAGAATGTCGCGTTATCTGCGCCCATTGATTGACATACTTCAATACCGTAATAATATTTATTACCTATTTGATTAGCGGTATGCCAACCTACTTGTGATTCATCTAAGGCTTGCCAAACTGTGTTGCCTGATACGTAACTATGCGCAATGCCCGCTTCTAATCTTGATAAAGGTGCATTTACTAATCCGTTACGATATGCTTCAGCAGTCGCCCCTTTGCTCCCTGCGTCGTTGTGTATAACTATACCTTTAGGGTTACTACCACGCTTAGGTAGGTCATAACCTTTAACCACATCTTTGATGATTTTAAGTTCTACTGCTTTAGGTTGTGGCTTAGCTGTTTCTTTTTTAGGTGCTTGTGTAGGAGATTGAACTGATCGTGGCGCTGTCTCACTTTTAAAATTCGGACGGATAAACCACATAGGGAAATCATAAGCATGTTGTCGTCTTGTAACTTTTTCCCAACCCCAGCCGGGTTGTTCGATTCCGTCAGTCCAGCCACCGCCTAGCCAATTCTGCTCATATACAATGATGTAATCTAAAGTTGCTTCAATTACCCATGCAACGTGACCATATCCAGCACCGTAGTTGCTACCGAATACCACCATGTCGCCAGGTTGTGCTAAGAAGTCCGGTGTATTTTGGTATACAGTAGCTAATCCGTCGAAGTTGTTAGCGAACGGAATATCTTTTGCACCTAAACCTTTTAGAAGTAATCCAAACAAAACTTTCCAAGCAGCATTGGCATAATCAAAGCATTGAAATCCATACCATAAGTCCGCATTGAATTGTTTTCCCTCAGAAGTTTTCAACCACTCTATAAACTCTTTTTTAGTTAATTTTGCTTGCATTGTCGCCACCTCCATGATGATACTCATTCACATCAAAGCCAACATCGTTAGAGGCGTCTGTGAAAGGTTGTGATGTATCATATTCTTTTGGTGCTTTCGTGCTTAATTCCGGCGTTAAACTGCTGTCTTGTGATGATTTCCACGTAACTTGTTGTTCTTCTTTATTGCTATCTCTAGGCGCTTGATATGTCTGTGCTATAGATGAATCTGAGACGCCTTTTGACGTTGGGTCAGTAATAACGCCAATACCTGTAAGTAACGTGAGGATAGCGCCTATAATTGCGCTAGCTTGATTTAATTGAGTAGATAAATCTAATCCGAATAAATCCGTGACTTGCTTGATAAATAGCAACAATGCTCCAACTAAACCAGTTAGTACTGCTTTGTTTTTGAATCTCAATTTCCAGTTAATATCCATTTGTTTGCTCCTTTTATCCAAAATAAAAAAACGACTAAAAATTAGTCGTTTAAAATTATTCAATGGTCAATGTTGGAGATCCTGAATAAACATCACTTATAGTGACATACAATATCCCTGAAGGATTACTAAAGTTGATGTTTTTACTTGCCACTCCGCTATTGACTCCTGATATTCCTAAATCACTTGACCCTAAATTAGTTTGCGAAATCCTCATTATACCGCTACGTACATTTTCTATTGTCACCTGATAACTTTTATTGGGTTCAACTCCATTTATTGTCCATTTTGCTGTTGATTCTTCTATGCTATCCGGATATTTATTTTTAGGTAAGGGTTTTATTACAAAAGATGAAGGCTTTTTCCATACTTGGATATTTCCAGCATATACTTTTGTATATTCTTCACCTTCGTAAATAAACTTCTTTACATTTTTAAAATTACCTTCCATAAAAATCACCCTTTAATTAAATATAACGTATTCGGGTCTTTTTGATATATATAGTTATATTCATTTTCTGTTCCTGTCCAAATTTTAACCGTCGGTTGAGATGCGCTTTTTAGTTGATATAAATTATCCGCTTGTTGTTTAGTAAAAGCTTGAGATGACAAAACATACCGCTCGTCATGATTATGATTTTTTGGAGCATATAAATCATTTAGTGTTTGTTTGAATTTCTCAAAATCTTCTGTACTAACTTTTGAGCCAATCTGTTGCAATACACTTTCTGAAATAGAGTTGTTTTGTATTGCTTCTGCTAATTCTCTTAATGTGTTCATAGATTCAGGCGCGCTATCAACTAGTTCAGCAATTTTTGTATCCGTATACGTTTTAGAGTCGTTGAGAGTTGTATCTTTGATTTTTTCAACTTCTTGCAATTTATCTTCTAACCCTTCAACATTTGCGATATTGATTTTGTCCAATAACTCAGGTTCTGCTTTGATATCTGTATCTTTACCATCAATTTGCCACATTTTAGTGTCAGGATTGATTGATACTACAGTACCGTTTTTACCGGGTGCGCCTTGTTCTCCTTTTTTACCTGCTTCACCTTTTGCACCAGGTTGTCCCGGTTCGCCTTTATCACCTTTCGCACCTTTAAATCTACTTTCATTCTTTTCGATGTAAGAAATGACATCTTTATCTATTTTCTCTTTAAAGTCTTTGCTCAATAAATCTGTCGCGTTATCTTTTAAGATTCTCGTAATAGCATCATCTACCAATTTAACATCGATTTCTTTTGCTACAGCAGATTCAATACCACTATCAATGATATTGAAAGAAAAGTTCGCGACATGTATTTTTTGTTCTTCTTTCTCTAAAAACAGCTTACAACGTACATAACCAGCGTGTTTGATAACCTTTTTAGGTATCTTGTAGGTAAGGAACCCTTTTACAACATCGTCGATAATAAGGGGCTCATTTTTGAATATTGAGCCATCTTCCATAAACAAATGCAATCTAGGTGTTAAACCATGCGCTTTTAGATCGATACGACCTTGTTTGTCATTGATACCTATTCTTATAGATGCTGTATTTTCATCTTCAGTGTAAAATCGACAGCCAATGTCACCTAAGTCAACACCATCATTTTTTATTCTCGTTTCAACATCTTTTATTTTGTACATTTATACACCTCTTTATTTATATTTATCTCTTATAAAGTAGATACCTTTTAAGCCGATTTGTTTATATAGCTTAGCGATTGTACTAGCTTGATGTTGGCACCACTCTATAGCAGTAGCGTATTGGTGCGTAGCTGGATTCTTAGGATTCCATCTGATTCTGTACAGTGTATTCTGCCCTTTGTTGATGTAATCCTTTCTTACGAAGCTAGCACCGCCCATGATTGCTTTTGCTGGAGATGTCCAACCTTTATTCCTAGCAAACGTCATTGCGTAGTTAGGATTGTTGTCGTAAGCGCCAATACCGAAGTAGTTGTATACTCCATCTTTTCCGTTAGCGAAGTTACTTGTTCCATATCCACTCTCTAAGAAAGCGTGCGCGATCAAATAGATTTCATTAATGTTGTGCTTTTTACAAGCTTCTGCGAACGATTTACCTTGATTATTCAATGTCCCCTTACCTTTAAGTATCTTATTAAGTGAACTAACTGAAACGCCTTGATACTTGCCTAAATTAAGCATTTGGTAGCACTGTGTGTTACTTTCCCATATTCGTTTAACATTCATTGCCGAGCTCGTTTGTGCTCGTGTAGCGTTAGCCCAACCCCAAGCATTAGATTTTTTCGGGTTACCTCTTGCCATTTGTTTATCCAGTGCTTGTTTGAATGTATAAGGACTCGTTTCTGTTATGATCTGCGGTTGTTTAGATGCCGAGCCATTATTAGCTGTTGGTGATGAGTCTCTTACATTCGCTATATCAGCGTTTTTATTATCTACCATAACTTTTATTCTAGATTTTGTTACTGTTGGTTTAGTTATAGAATTTAATAATTTTTCTCTGTTTTTAAATATATTAAGTAATGCCTTTTCTAATGCTTCGTATTTATCTTTAGGGGGAACACCGTTGTCAATCATATTCCAATTAACATGTTCCAACATTGAACGCCAAATACTATCGTCTACTTTTAAATTTTCAATACTTAGAGGTATCTCATATTTGGCCATCATATCTACAGCTACAACCATTGCGTGAATCTCATTAAAAATAAATTCATTTTTACTCGCACTATAATCTTCACATACGTCTATAACTATATAATCAGCTTCATTAGGAACTTCAAATACGGCTCTTCTAGGAGCCCAAATATTATGTCTATCAACATAAAAGTGTGGATATTCTACATCTTGCTTATATTTCTTTCTACTGTTATATAAACTTTCTACCGAGCTCATTGTTTGAGCGTTTCTAATCATTATCCCTTTAGGTTTTTCGAGTCGTCGATTCCCCTCTACTATAAAGTGATAAATATATTCTGGATAATTAACTTCTTGGCTAGAAATTGTGTACTTTATAGTTGTTACATCTTTCCAAATTGGAACTTTTTCATTATTTTTTTCGTTATCATCACTATCATCTTCCGGTTTAGGTGCTGGTGTAGTTTTGTCTGGATGATATGGAGGTCTAACAAAATATTTAACACCTCCACCTGGTCCATCATGATAAGAGTGTTTAATTTTATAAGGTGGACTTCCTGTTGCGTTATTTGTATACCAGTTTTGATCTACGCCATACCAATAGTCTTTTGTGCATGGTCCCACTACAATGTTTACATGTCCTGCCCAACCACCAGTCCAAACACCCCAGTCGCCTGGTTGTGGTACAAAATCTTTTGTATTTCTAATTATCTTGAAATCTCTACCTCTATAATTGGATTTTTGAGCCATAGCATCAGCATTTCCCCATGTTCTAAACCCCCAATATTTATCGAGTAAATAATTAGGTAAATCCCAGCATTGTGCTCCCATTCCAGAACCAGGTACATCAATAGCTATTTTATTTTTAGCGATATACAACGCCCACTCTACTACTTCACTAGCTGTAGGTTTTCTGTTTTTTGGATTAGGTAATCCCATGTATGCACCTCATTTCAATCAAAATAAAAAGCCAGTGCCGAAGCACTGACTCTTAACTGTTATTTACATTTACCAAACCAGAAGCACGCCCAGAAGCTATATCCTAAAATTCCCTTAAGCATGGTAATCACCTCCTTTAAATGCCAAAAATAGTTTTTAACAAGGCTATAACAAATGTACTTAGAATCGTCCCTATTAATCCTAGAATCCACATCTTGATGTCTCTAATATTTTTAGCATTTTTCTCTTTATTTTTTTCATCTTCTTCTTTGTCACGCCTTAGTTCTTCGAAATTTCTATCTAACTTGTCATAAATTTTTTCTTGCGTTCTCAGACTGTCTTCTATTCTGTCGAATTTTTCAAACATAGTCTTATCATTTTCTTCTAATCGCGTTAAACGCCAATCTTGTTCGTGTCGTTTGGTAAAGCCAAACATTACGCCACCTACTTTGCGTTAAATTAAAAAGCCACAAGCATTACACCTGTGACTTTTCATCTTTTGTTTCTGGATATTTTTCTCCAGTGATCAATGCATATTCTTCTTTGTCGATTACACCCATGTCTACGTACCACTTAATTTGGTCATTTTTATAGCAACCCCACACATAAAAAGTTTTAATGTCCTTGAAAGTTGGATAAATCATCTTAATTTTCTCCATTTAAACGTCCCCCTCTGTATTTGTTTTACCAGCTTTTAGTTCAGTCAACTGTTGTGTTAACATAGCGTTTTGTTGCTTTAATTCCATCGCCAAAATGTTTACTTGCGTCACCTGCATTTGCATACTTGCAACCATTCCGCGAAGTTCCTCATCACTTAAATCTGACGCACTTTGTTGGTTTGATGCATTCGGTACGTCTTCTTTTTCGAAATTGCTATTGTATTTAATTTCGCCGTTAGTGAAAACAAACTTTCTAGGTTCGAACTCTTCTTTAAATTTAATAGGCACATTGTTATCATCTACATCTAAACTATTGCGTAAACCGCCAGTATTAACGAATCCGATAACTTCGTTTTTATCGTTTACTGTGATTTTCATTATTTCCACCCCATAATTTTAGTTATAGTAACTTTGTTGGCATTCGCTCCAGAACCTGATGTTTTACCTAAATCAAAGTACACATCGTTATCTATTCTTAAAGTAGTGCTACTTGTTTTGGATAGTAAGCACTCATAAATACCGCCACCGTTGCCGTCTGAGTCAACTACATTCGCTTTACTCAATTGAATCGCGTTAGGTAATGCGGTTAGTCCGAATCCCTCAATAACGCCACCTGGATAAGTTCCACTTACCAACAAAATAGAATAGTTTGTGTACGGTTCGGTTAGATTGATTGTTGTACCTACACCATTTGCGCCACCGTCGAACAATACCGTTGACTTATGTTCATTAGGAACCGTCCACTGTGGCTCAAGTCTGCCGTTTGTGATTGATCGTGTGTAAATCTTTTTAGAGTTATAAGGTGTGAAGTTAAACAACTTATTTGTATCATCTTTAACGAATACAGATAAATACCCCTCATAACTTTCAACGCTACCTGGTAAATCCGGCACTCTTGTTGCATAGTAATTACCAGCAGTTAAATATCCCAAATCGCCTTGCGCATTATTTAAGTTAACTTGAATTGATTGACCATTCGCCTCTGTCATCTTATGTTGTTGCCAGCTCGTTGTTCCGAATTTATCATCTACATACTGCTTAGCTTGATTTAAAGCGTTGTTAGACGTTTCTTCAACAAATTGCTTAGTTAAGTTTCCATCATTCTTTTTATAAAACGGGTACCATGTGCCGTAGATTTTATATTTTGTGTACTCATCGTTTGAATCGTCTGGGTACCATGTTGCACGAGCAGTATTATTATCAACAACATAAACAACTAACACACCAGATTTGCTTGATGTATAAGTTGATTCATCGAACGAAGAACCGTCATCAACACCATCTTGTCCAGGCTTCTCTAACGTGCCTATATCCGTCTTTTCTGGCGCATCTGTTGCATTAGTAATATGAATAATCCTAGATGTGTTAACTGCGCTTAAAACGCTATCTATGGACTGCTCATACGATTCAATTGCTTTACCGTAATCATCTGTAAGTTTAGACTTTTGCCAATTTGTTGTTGAATTACCTTTAACAAGGTCAGCGCCATTGATTTGTTGTTCAACTTCGTTAACACGTTCAAAAATCGCTTGCTCTTTTTCAACTATTTTATCGACTTCAGCTGTAACAGCTTGTGTTGCACTAGTTTGCGTCGCAGTAATAGCTTGTATAGCTTCGTTTTGCTTGATTTCGATTTGTTGAATGCCTTTTGTCGCACTATCATTCACTTTTGCTATTAACGTTTGTGTATCAGCCATATTTTGCTTTAATTGGTTAAAGTCTTTACCGACAGCTTCGATAGTATCTTGAATAGATTTGATATAAACAAGCTTTGTTATACCATCAAACCCACTAACTAAATCATTTTCAATATTGAAGCTAAATTGACGTTCAACAACAACATTATTACTCCCGTTTTGTGTAAAGAATGCCTGAGCATGCACCTTGCCTGAATGTTTTAAAAATTCATTCGGTATCACATACTGCAAACGCCCATTAATTGCGTCTACTATCGTTAATTCGTCTGAAATATAAGCGCCTCTATCTACGTTATAATCATCGGTTTTTAACACGATAGATGTTTTAACATGTTCAGAACTTATAGATAACGGTCTGTTATTCTTAGTTACTGCAAAATTTAAAACACCAGTTCCTCTATCTGATTCATAGAAACTGATGTTTGTGTCAATAATTGGATTATATTGTGATGTTGTTTGTAACTCGATTAAGTTATCGTCTTTCGAAAAATTATCTACTACCATTATTCAACCACCTTTCCCTCGAATAAACTCCATTTACCAACGCCACCAGTACCAAAGTTTCTAACTAAAAATTGATGTGCAGACGGGAAGTTATTACGTCTTAATACTTGTGTTGTGTTACCTGGTGTATTCGATTTTACTTCTAATATCCAACCTGCAATACCTTTAAAGTCTTTAGGAAAATCAGTAAATCGTTTTGATTCTTCAGTAGTGATATAGAAATCTAAACCAACGATTTTTAAATCTGATAATTTTGTAATATTCTTAGGGATATGTTCCCAATAACCGGCGTTTTGCGGACAGAAATTCCATGCTCCGTTGTTTTTCTTATTGAAAATATCAATGACACGTTCGAATTTAAGCATATTTCTACCTGTGCTGTTTCTGGTAAGTACTTGTCTTAGAGCACCATTATAGTGTCCAGGCAGTACATCAAAGAACCAACCTGCATCTCTAAACGCTTTCGGTAACGGGAAATCTAACGCATTTTGTGTGTCTTGCGTATAGATATAGTAATGACCAACTTCCGTAATATCACTTAGATATGCTGGGTTCTGTATTGGTAACGGTTTAACACGTCCGCCTGAATCAGTCATCGATACTTGAGGTGCAATGTTTTTTAAGAATTGGTTAACACCTCTTTGGCCGATGGAATAAATTGAGTGATGTCTGTTGTTACCAGGTCCGATAGTTACCCCTATTAAAAGCGCTTTGCGTCCTGTTTCTAGATCGTAATACATATCTAGACCCTCAGCTTCTTGGAAGTCTCCTTTAAAGTTATTATTCACACCGCCAATATCGATACGTCGTTTAAATAACAATTCTTTTGTTTTTATATCGAAACCTTGTAAGTAGTTAGGGTTGGCTGTATTCGAATCACCTGTATACCAATATAAGATACCTGCATCATAAGTGATACCTTGCATAGGTTGTGTATCTGAAGTGTATTCCATAGGTATATCCATTTGATACAATACTTTGTCTATACCTTTATCAATATCGTCAGCACTTCTAACCTCAACAAAGTTCAACGAATTCTTAAGTTGTCTTTCAGTGGGTTTATATTCACGTCTAAAAATCATTAAATTTTCTACCGGATTATAAATCGCTGACGTATATCTGTCGTTAAATATATTCGGCATGACATCTTGCATTTCATTACCATAAGTTATTTCTCCAGTTCTATATTGGAAACGTACAAACTTGTTGTTTTTGTTACTGTCCAATACAGCTGAATAAATCCACAACTCATTGCCGATATATCTATAGGCATTGTGTGTGCCGTGACCGCCATTTTTAACAAGCAATCTATCAATAAATTGTCCGTTGGGCTTCAATCTAGATAACATGTAATGATTGCCTGGACGAGCTTGCGTCATATAAATAATTTTCGTTCTAGGGTCTACCCAAAATGATTGCATTACTGCGTTAGTATATGGCGATAAATCTGTGATGAATTCCGGTTCTTGCTCTTTTGGTTCAAATCGGTATTCTGTCGCTTGATATTCTTTATAGTGTTCATCTACAGCTTTCTCAACCTTTTTAGTGAAAGCATCTAGTGTTGAATAATCATGATACAAACGATCTTGCAATGTCTTATGATCATAACCAGTATTATCAACACGCGCGTCTTTTACTTCGTTGATACCGTCGCCGTTATGACCTAGTACCATATTGCTGAAACGGCCGTTTAGATACGTTAAAAAATCAGAGACGCTACTTGTGACATTTAAATGCTCATACTTTATTTGCTCTCCATTATGTGCAAATACCTCTTTATTTCTATGGTATTCAAGAGAGAAATTAAAATCCGTCAGCATGTCTGAAATAATTTTAAAGTTATACTCATTTTCATCTACATATCTGTAGTCAAAGACTCTACTTAAGTCTGTAATTAATTTGTTATCCATGTCTTCCTCCTTTTCTATCCGTAAAACTGGTAATAATTTTTAATAAGTTCGTACATAATAACTTCATGACCCCTCTCGTTCGGATGCAATCCGTCTGGCATACTTGATTTTCTGAACGCTGGATTATATGGCTTAAAATAATCTGTATGATAGGCATCATATACTGGTACATCCAATTCACTACAAGCCAATATCTGAGCATTGACATAATCCTCTAACGTTAACCCTAGTTTGTTTTTATCCGTATCTTTACGACGTATCGTTGTGCCACTCATAGGACATTGTCTAGTAGCTGTCATAACAAGTATTTTTGAAGCCGGATTATTTTTCCGGATAACTTCAATTGCAGAACAAAAGGCACCGTAAAACGTTTTTGTATCCGTTTTATCAGTGCCTATCGGTACACCTGCCCAATAACCATGTAACCAGTCATCATCTGTACCTTGTAATATGATTAGGTCTCCTCTTATTTGCTCTGCTTGTCTATAAATGCTGTTTTCTACCGCTTCTTTACCTATTGGAACTGTTGCCATTGTAGCGCCACCTCTTGCAAGGTTGGTCGTTTTGGCTTTCAATTTCTTGCCTAACATTTCTGTGAAATTAGTTTTTGCGTGCGACCCTCTAGCTACAGAATCACCAATCGTTCCAATTGTTTTTACATCTTTAATGTTTGATTTATCTATAAAATCGTGAACGATAGTGCCGTCAGATGTAGTCACAGTTTTAGAGCTTACTTTCTGTTGTTTGTCTTCAATTAGATCAGCTCTACTCATTAAATCAAGTGTGGATTTAGCTATCGATGCAACTTTAGATTTTAAGTTTTCTGCCGCTTTACTAGGATTAGAAAGGTTAACATCGTTTAATCCAGAAACATAATTAGCAGCAGTATTTACTTTCTTCATATATCGTTGTTCTCGATTAAACTCACCAAGCGTTACATCTTGCTTAACAATTACATTGTTTATACCCCTAATCGTTTTAACTTGTACTATACGGACTAAATCATTCAAACCTAGTTTGGTAGATTTTATTTGTACTATGTCTCCGGGTTGTGGGTCTGCTTCTGGATATGATTCTCTTAAGACCAAAAAATCTAAAGACAAAGATTGTTTTAACGACTTTTTCAATCTCGATTGCAATTCTTTATCCATAGTTTCTTGGTCAGTCACTTTACCATCTTTAAATGGTTCTGCGTGGATATCGCCATATATCTCAGCTAATGCGCTTCTAGCTTCCATTACGAGCCCAGCGTGTTCGAATGTTTCTTCTCCTGAATAATTACCATATCCTCTAATGAAGGTGGCGAAATCACTTGCATCTTCCTCGAGTTTTATAGCGTTGGCGTTGACTTCGTCAGAAATAAAATAAGACGCTTTTTGATTTGCAAAAGGCGTCAATACAAACTTATATCTGTCTTTCTTTTTGTCATACGTTATTTTATATTCTAAACCGAAATGTTCTAATCCCTTTTTAAACATTTCTAACCTTGTATCGCCTTCACCACCATTTTCAAACTTCGAAGACTTAACCTTACCTTCGACTTCAAAAAGCATTCCAGTACCTTGAAACACAATGTTAAAATATCTTTCTACTGTAAAAGATCCTGTTACATTAACATAAATCCTATCAATCATTAACTTGTCTATAGGAATCTCTCTAGCAGTACATTCAACCAGTTGTCTGTCGCCTTCTGATTTCCTATCAATGACAGTTATTACATATTCTTTCTTGTCATTTTCACCTTCGACATGACTAACAATCCATCTTTTCCCTATAGCGTTAATAACTTCATAAGTATATTTATTTTCTAGAATATCAAAAGTTAATACACCGTCAGCATTAACTTTTTTTACTAAAGTTGTTTCTACTGGTACAGGTGCGCCATTACCTTTAGGTGGTTTAATAGTTATTGTCATTCTGACACCTACTTATAATAAAATTTCAAATCAAACTGAACTTTTTGTACCGTTTGATTAAACTCAAATTTATTAGCTCCGTATTTAAATTTTGGTTGGGCTATATTCGTTTCGGTACTTATTTCAACACCGTTTTTATAAACTCGGAAGCTATCATAAACAATTCTGTCTCCAGCTTTTAGTTTGATCCCTTCGATTTTCATTATTTCAGCATGCGTTAAGTTCCATACAAACGATTCTGTATCTTCGCCTAAAATAATTGTTATCTTTTTATACATGTTGAATTGGTCGTTAGGAGCACTACCGTGATAGTAAACTGTACCTTTGCTCAAATTTTCGAATGTATACTTTCTTTTGTCTCCGCCTGCATGCCAATCAATATTAAAATCGAATGACCATAAACCGACTTTTTTATTTTCTTCTAGCTCTAGGCTCGTTCCAATACTTTCACCGTAGGGTAATTCTGTAGTTTCGAATTTTAGTTCAAAAGAAACTTTATTACCTTTTTGTTTAGGGTTTATAACTCCGTTAAAAATAACTTTATACTGTTTACCATTTACATAAATTTGTTGATCGTGTCTTGAATATTCATAATCCGGGAAGTTGTTTTTATCTAATTTCACGTAATCATCAGAAATTGGTTGAGTAAACCTGTAATTCAACTCTTCTTTTCTTCTTATTTCTCGCAAATACATAGGTTCTATGTCTGTCGTTAACGAATACAACATATCTCGCATATAAGCAATGTCTGAACGATTTTTTACCACACAAAAACAAGGAACAACTATATCTCTACTGATATAATTGCTCCCCATTAATATACGACCGTTCATATTTTCTTTATCTTGATACTTTGTGTTGATTTGCATACTATCAATTACTATATCGTTAACGATAAACCCGTATTCACTTAATTTGATTACAGTACCATCTTTTTTTGTTAATTCTATGTCCATTTGTAACCTCCTTTATAAGTAATACTCAGAATTGCGTTTAGCATTTCTGCCGTTAACAATACTAGTAAGCGCATCGTTATTAACATCGAATTCAACTTTAACAGTTTTCATGTTCGGTGATGTTTCAATAGAATGTGTGTGTTGTACTTGCGCATTTATATTTCCACCTAAATTACTTAAGTTTCCTGTAATACTAGAAATGTCAGGTGCGTTTAATGTAGGTTGAAATGCATCAACTACTTTATCTGCAACATTAGAAACATTACGGATAACTTTACTTGAATGATTATCTATACCTTTAACGAAACCTAGCATTGAATACATACCAACATCCATGAATTCACGTGAAGGTGAGTGAATACCTAGCGCTCTTTTGGCTGCATTTAAAGCACCTTTTGCTACACTAGCTGCTTTTTCAGCTAAGTCTCTAGCCATATTACCAATACCTCTCATCAAACCACGGATCATATCAGCACCTGCTGATACAAAGTCATCCACAAAGCTTTTAACTTTATTTACTGCATTTGTCATACCTTGACTAACTTTGTTTACAACATTAACGAATCCTTGAACAACTCTATTAACAAAGTTAATTAGCGTACTTGTTATAGTAGATACCCATTGCATACCTTTAGTGACAATGAAGTTCCAAGCTTGAGACATTTTGTCTGATATAGTTGATACAACTTGTGTGAATATGCTTACAACTTTATTCCAAATTGTCGTTAATATACTAGATAAGAAACTCCAAATCGTATTCCATATATTAGAAATAAAACTCCATGCCGCTTGTAATGCAGTAGATATAGCTGTAGTGATAGCGTTCCAAACCTTAGTTGCCACAGTAACTATAGTGTTCCACAACGTTTGTAAGAACGTCCAAATAGCGTTCCAAATTGTCATTGCGATAGTCATAATTGTGGTAAATACTGTAGTTATTACAGTGACTAACAAATTCCAAATCGTAGTAGCGATTGTAATTATCGTGTTCCAGATTGTACTTAAGAATGTCCAAATAGCTGTCCATATCGTCATAACTATTGTCATTATCGTCGTGAAAACAGTTGTGATGATTGTAACTAAAAGGTTCCATACCGTTGTTGCAATAGCGATAATTCCATTCCATAACCCTTGTAAATAAGCGACTATTTGATTCCAAACAATCATTATAAAATTGTATACATTAGTTACTGCTGTAGTGATAGCTTTTAAAATAGCATTCCATACAACCGAAGCTACAGTTTTCAACACATTCCAAACTGTAACCATAAACGTTTTTATCGCATTCCAAGCATTTATAATAAAGTTTCTGAATCCTTCATTTTTATTCCACAATAAAACGAATATAGCTATTAAAGCAGCGATTACACCAATTACTATTGTTATTGGACCACCTAAAATACCAAACACAGTTACTAGTCCTGTGATAGCATTTCTAATTAATCCAATCTTACCGAATAACAATTGGAATATAGCTGTAACTAATTTTATTGGACCTTTTAATGATGCCATTGCCTTACTTAATACTAAAGTTCCTGTTTTAGCCCAACCAAACTTAGTTACTAATGTGACTAATCTTGCTGCTAATGGCCCCAGAAAATCCATTACCGCTAATATTGGAGCAATTAAAAATCTAAATGCACCAACTAAAGTTATAATGACACCAACTAATTGTGCTGTAGCTGGATGCGCCTCAAACAAGTTAGCTATCCAACCAGTTATTGCTACTGCAACGCGTAATACTGCACTAGCTATAGGAGCCATCGCTGTTGCGAATGCAACTAATCCTCTTGCAATGTTCCCAATTAATTGCATTATTAGTGGTCCATTTGTTTGTATATAACTGACAAAGTCTTTAAAACCTTGAGATTGACCGACTTGTTCAGACCATTCTCTAAATTTAGCCGTCATTTGTTCAAGAGATTGGAAGATTCCAGTTGATGATCCACTGAATGCATTCATCAAATTGTTAATTCCAACGAAAACATTTTTGAAAATATTACCAATGATAGGTAAGTTTGTTTTTGTATATTCAATAAAACGAGTTATCGAATTTTCTCCAGCTGCACTATTAGCCCATTTAGAGAAAGATTGACCTAATCTATCCAACCAATCAGCCGACCATTGAAACAGTGGTGCTAATTGTGTGAATACATTGACTAATCCGTCACCGAAACCGCCTGCAGCACTTAATAGCTTGTTAAATACCGAAACACCAGTTGTATTCATCATGTTGAAGAACCTTGATGCTACACCGCTATTTTGAGCCCATTTAAGTACACTTTGAGACGCCTCTTCCATTCCTCTTGAAATACCACTAAAAAACGGTTGTAAGCTCTGCATTGCTGTTTTAACAGTATTTAAACCATTTGCAAGAGTTGTGAAGATAGCGGATTGATTTTGCTTTATAATATCAGTCCATGCTGACTTTACGCCATCTAAAGCTTTTTTGTATTCGTTTGTTGCTGATCTAGCTTGTAAAGTGCCATCATTAAGCATCTTTATAGCGCTGATAGCCATTGCGCCAAATGCTACAAAGCCAGCGCCGGCTATTGCTACCGCACCACCTAAAGCAAGTACACCGCCAGTTAACACTTTGATAGCGTTTAATAGCGCAAACACTACAGGGACTACGCTCGCTATTACAGGTATTAAGATACTAAAAGATGATGTAAGTAATCCACCAACCATATTAGAACCTACAGTACCGAACACACGGAACATATTAGCTAAATTCCCCATCTGTCTTTGGAAATTGTCGTTTGCTTTTATTATGTAGGCATAAGCTTTCTTTAAACGATTAGTATCGACATCTACCTTCGTCGTTTTTTTGTTTGGCAATGCGTCTAATGATTTTTTAAACGCATAAATAGTTGGTATAGAAAGCCTTGTATCTACATCAAGTCGAGATCTAGTTTTGTTCGGAATACTCTTAAGCTCTTCTTTAGTACGTTTGATTTTAGAGTTAGCAACACTATTGTCCACGTCTATAACAGCTTTTGCTTTAGACCTATTTAACGCTTCAAGACTAGCTTTAGATACTTTTAACACTCGATTAAATTTACTGTTATCAGCATTGACGTCAATATTGACACGTTTCTTTTCCAGTTCGGATAACTTAGCTTCTGTTTCAATGATATCTTTAATTAACTTTTGTTTTTCTAACTTAACTTCTGGTGTAACTTCTTTTGAATCTAATTGATTTAATTCAAAACTTGCTTCTAATACTTTTTGTTTCAGATCTTCTATTTTAGCATCTAATTTAGCTTTTGCTTTTTCATTACCGAACGAATCTAAAGTCTTCTTAGCAACCTTGATAGTTTTTTGTAATTTTTTATCATTAGCACTTAATTCAACATCTTTAGTCTTATCAGCTGTACGCTTGTATTTTTGCACTGCCTTAACCGCACTATCAATTTGCCTTTTGAATTTGGCTACACTAGCTTCAATAGTCGCTTTAATTTTATATTCCGTCACATTAACACCTCTCTTTCTATTGCTTATTAAATTCTGCTATAACTTTAAAGAATTCATTATTTTGTGGTTCGTATTCATCACGTTCGCTACTAAATCTTATATTTTTACCTTCGTTAAGCCGTTGGATATTTTCTTCATAAGGCAATACGTCGTTTGCATTGTTAAAAACATATTCCTCTTTAGGTTTATTTTCTGTCCCAACATTTTTAGTAGCTGCAGCATCACGAATAGCAAACGCAAGTTTGTAACGTTCGAATTCTTGGGTTAGCATTTCATACTCTTTCGCATACATTCGATAGTTATATTCTGTTAATGTCATTTGCTCAATAACGTTCAAATCTGTAATACCAAGTGTTGACATACAAGTTATAACGATTCTGTCGTAAGTTATTAGGCTTCCGCTGGTTTTTCTTCCGTTTCCACTACTTCGACTAGGTTTCGGGTCATAGGTCGCTTTCCCAACTCCGTTAAAATATCCGAACCGAATTCTTCTAGTCCGATATTTTCTGCGATTTCATCTAATGCTTCATCAATGTTATTAATAGTAATTGCTTGTTTTTTTAAGTGAGATGTAGCTGCGATTAAAACTTCGCCAATCACAACCGGATTTCCACTTTCTAAACCTACAGGCAACATTGATACACCTTGACCGATAGAAGCTTGTTCAACTTTTAAACCTAATCGGTTATCGATTTCTCTTAAAAATTTAAAACCAAAACTTAATTCTAATGACTTTCCGTTAATTTCTACATTCATAACTTAAAATCTCCATTCATAATTAATTTAAACAAAATAAAAAGGGCTTAACGCCCTATTTTTATACCTCTCTTGGTGCAACCGGTGGTGAATCTACTTTAGGTTGTGGAATTGCTGTTAAATCTTCGCCAGTTAATGCATCTGCTTTTGTAGTGTCGTGGAATCTGTATCCAGTCGCCTTAAGTTTCTTTGTTACAGCCTCAGGTAGTGTTGCAAATCCACGTTGGAAACGACCATTCACTCCATATTCATATTCATATTCATCAATACCGTTAGCTTCTGCTTTTAATTCAAATTTATTGTGGAAACCTTGGAAATATTTCGCTTTAAATTTAGCGGAATCCCCATTTTTGCCTGGTATTCTACTTTCAACTTCCCAAGCTTCATACAATACGCGATCTACAACTGCATCTTCAATTTCATCTGCAAAATCGTCACCATAAAACATTTTAGCAGTACCAGACATTGTTGACTCAACAGAACCACCAGTGTTATAAGAACCGTCCATTGTATCCTCTGTATCTGTATCAGCTTCATGTGATAAGCCGTATTCAGTTAAAAAAAGCATTTTAGTAGCATCTACTTTTTCGCCAGCTTTTCTAAATAAAATAATACGATCATTACTATTTTTCATATTTGCCATTCAATATTCCTCCGTTTTTTAAAATGTTTTGTAAGATATCGTTACTGATGTGTGTAGCAATTCTTGATTGGTAGTATCATCAACTAACTGTGTGATGTTAGTATCATCTTCTTCAAAGTCATAATCGTTTGTTTTAACGCTAGGTGTTAAATCATCAATACATCTTTTAACAAGTCCGTCATGATGTCCTAAATCATCACTTACACTCCAAATATCAATAACTAAATTCGTGTCACCAGAATAACTATCAAACGTGTATTTACTTCTGTTTGACTCCGGCATTTTTATTACAAAAAAAGGATACGGAATCTCTTGTTGCATCTCTTTACGAGAAATAACAGGGAATCCATATCCTTGTAGCGTTTCATACGCTTTATTATAAAGTTGTAAGTTCGGTGTCATGCTTTTATCTCCTATTCAAACAACGCTTTCAATTCTTCTACAGTTGATTTTCTTATTACCTCATATACTGGCCACATAAAAGGTTCTGCCTCCATGTATCGAGTACCAAACTCTAAGAAACCACTATAAGCTGCATGCGATGTGATAGTGTATTGCAAATCGCCAGTTTTTTTATATCTGATATTGCGTGATAAATTACCAGTCCAATAACCCTTATTCATTACTTCTCTAGCTTTCAATTTAGCTCGTACTACATATTCTTTGGCTTTTTCTTGTAAAGTATCATCTACATCATCATCGATGTTGTTTTTCATATCGTGAAATTGGTTTAACAGTGCGTCTAATCCGTCTATATTCATCAATTGACCTCTTCGATATAATATGACGTTTCGTGTCTGTATGTCTTTGTATCAATTATCTTGTAGCGAATACCATTAATTAACACGTGGCTAACAGGGTAAGATATTGATTCTTTTATCCTCAGGACACTTACATCGTTTTTTACATCGCCGAATTCAAGTTGCTTTCTTGCTCTAGAAATAGGATTAATATTGCATGGTATCGCATCATAAGTGATTAGAGTGTTTTCTTTTTTGCTAGTTTTAGGATTGTAAGTTGCTGCTTGTTCTGATTGAAAGACGGCTCTATCTTCATATCTCAAAAGAACACAGCCTTTCCTTTTTTAGTTCTCGTTCTAGCATTAAAGTAATTATCAATAATAGCTTCATACTCCTTGAAATCGTTCAATTCATACGCATTGCTACGTCCGTCAACCGCTTCTGATGTCATACCTTCAGCACCAATCCTGTTGTAGCGTTTAACTGCAACTTCTTTAATCATGTAACTAAACCTTTCCGGTATTTGTTCAACTTCAATAGGTAACATTGATAACAACTGGCTTTCACAACTTTTTATAATTTCCTCTAATTGTTCATCTTGCTTTTCATCTTTAAGACCAATACGTTTTTTTACATCAGCTAGCGTAGTCATATAATCACCTACTCTAGCGACTCAAAAGCGTTGATAATTTCAGCTTTTGTTTGTTTTTCATCAACTTGTAAGCCAGCAACACTTGCTATTTCGACAAGTTCTTTTTTGGTTAATTTTTCATTTACAATGTAAATCATTTGTTCGTTACGTTTATTTTCAACACTAGCTAAAGCTTTGATACGTTCATCTGTAGGATCATAACCTTTGCGAGGGTAGACATGCCCTTTCATATAGACATGTCTGTTATCTTCTAAATCTGTAAAATCTACTTTAACAATTCCTATGATTTCGGTCATGTTACCACTCCTAATTATTTATTAAACTTCTCTTGGAGATGGATCTGTTTTTTTGTCGGCAGGAACTAACTTAGCAAATGCTTTATCATCAGCGATATGCAATGCTACATGCATAGTTGCACGTAATGCCACCATATCTTGTTCGAATAAGTTTACAGGTGTGCCATCTTCGTTTTTAACTGTAGATAATTGTGCAGTTTCATCGATTTTGTATTCAATTAATTGAGGGATACCGTAAATCAACTTATCAAAGTCACCAGTAATTAATTCACCGCGTTTTAAATTGCTTGATTTAAGGTTAACCACAGGTAGACCATCTAACGTATCACTGTTACGGTCATAAATACGTTCCTTAGTTTCAGGATCTACAATTTTACGTAACAAGCTTCTGTTTTGTGTTTTTGAGATAAACGCATTTGCTTCTAATTCGTCATCTTCAAGTAATGCCTCTAAATCAATAATGTTATCTTGTGTGAAGTCACCTTTAATAACCTTATTAGTTTTTTCAATTGATTGCGCAATTGATTTACCGAATGGATTGTTACCTTGATTCAAAATACCCGCTTCATCAAACTTTTTATAGAAAGCTTCAGCAATCATAGGTTTCATCTCTTCAAAGAATTGTGAATAAGTGTAATTCAAGAATTCTTTTGTTACAGGTAAGATAACCCCTAATTTAAACGCTCTCATTGTAGCATTAACCCAAGTAGCCTTAGACGTTTCAATTTTTTGACCTTCACCTACCCAGTAAGCACCTGGTTTATCAGCCCAAAAAGTAAACTTCTTCTCAGTACCTTCCATTGGTTCGTACTTACCTAATTGCATGATTTTAGATTTTTCCATAACCTCTTGTAAGATAGGTGTTGTAAAGTCGTTTAACAACGTGCCATCTTTCTTTTCGTGCATCATTACATTGTCAGGGTTAAATACTTGTGGTTTAACATTGTTACTTGCAAAATGTTGCAAATTTAATTTTAATTTTTGTGTTTGTTCCATTTAAATGCCTCCGTTAATTTTTAATAATTCTTTTTTGTCTAGCTATTTCAGCTAAGTTTTGCGGTTTATTTTTAGTCGAGTGATTAAATGAATCTCCACCAGTCAATGGCGATTGTCTAGCGTTAATCTTAACCGCTTCATTAACCGCTTTTTTTACTGCATTAGAAAAAGCTTCAACATTCAATTTAGTTTGTTCAGCAGTATCTGTTACAACTAAATTAACAACCTCATCTGATGAATCAACTTCCGCTTCGCTTAACATTTTCCTTGCTTCTGAACGCATTTCATTTAATTGTTTTTCTGAGCGTAATTGCTCCAGCTCTTTTTCCATTTGTTCGCGTTCATATTCAGCGATTTGATCTTTGTTCATTTTTGCTAATCGTTTAGCTTCATCAACAGCTTCTTGTTTCTCTTTTTCTTTCTGCTTCATACGACGACTTAATTCTTCTTTAAGACGCTTGTTATATTCTTCTTGTAGTCTTTTTTCGATTTCTTCTTCTGAATTAGTCTTTTTGTCTTGTTTGTCTTTGCCTTCATCATCGTTGTTATCTTTTGATTTTCCATTATCTCCATCTGATTCTTCAGCAAAAAACTGTAATTTGAGTTTTAACTTCTCTTGGATATCCATAGTTTTTACACCTCATTTATTTACTCTTGATTAGTTTTAAGCCATACATGGTTCGGGCTATTACACTTGCACCTTTTATTGTCATAAGCATGGTTTGGACATAAAAAATAGCCAACACAATTAAGTGCTAGCTACTGAAGTTTAATTTCCATATTACTACCTGTTAATTCAGTAAAAAGTTTTCCCAAACTTTCTTCTAATTTTTGATTGTTATCTTCAATCATCTCATTCCGCTTTTGTAACTCTTTACGTATACATTTCAACTCTCTTGCTATGTCTCTAAGGTATTTGTCAGTATTGCTCATATTAGTATCCTCCAAATTTTTAATTCACTGTCATACAAAGCTAACTTACCTTTTTTGCCTCTAAAAACCTTCACTTTCAAATCAATCACCGCTTTTCACTTTCCCTCCAAAGTATTTTGTTTTTCGTTTCTTGTTCTGTTTTTTCGGCCACATGGATTTAGGTAATAAAGCGCAATCTGAACGACAATTGATATGCATAGGGTAGAAATTAACACCAATTTTAGCGTCTTTAACTTTGAATACTTCTCCATTAAGCCCTTTACATACTTTAGTTGTTCTATTATCGATTTTTGCAATATACATATAATATCCTTCTGGAGAGATTTCTTTCATACTGTCAATACTTGATTGTGCGTGAACACGTGCTGATTCTGTATAAAGCAATGATTTGATTGCTGCGGTCTTTTGTCGTGCTGTGCCTTCGAATTTATTTAGGTGCTTACGCATATCTTTAACGTATTCGTTAGGATGTCGACCTCTAATAACTACATTGGCAATTATTTCTTCTATTTCTTGCTTCATTGCTTCGGTATTAGTCCATAATCGCTCTGACCAAACGACACCATGAAATTGTGTATCTATAATTGTATCTATAACTTCTTTAGCTACTTGTACACCTTCACCTAAAATACCTGCTTGATCACTGAACACACGATAAGCTGTTGATTCGAAATATTGCCTCATCGATAATTCTGTTTGAGCTGTTGCATAAGCGATTAGGAATTCGATTTGAATCTTTAACATCTGTTCTCTAGATACATACATCTTAGTGTTATACTTCTTTAATTCTTCGTTTGCTCTTTCGCTAAAGTCTTTGTTTTCAACCAATCTTTTTGCTTCTTCTTGAAATGCTTTTACATCGAACTCATCGATAATCTTTTTTGCTTCTTGTAATGTAACGCCTGCAAAATCTCCGTACTTAACAATAAACGCATTGATTTCTTTTTCAATGCGCTTAATCATCATATTCAATATACGTTCTATTTCTTCAGCTTTACTTTTATCCCGCTTCAACTCATTCTCAATTGCTTTGCGTCCGCGTTCTTCCCAATATTCTTGAGTGTTTTTGTTAGGCAATTACAATCATTCCTTTTTATCGATAGAATCTTTTGTGCTATCGTCTTGTTCATCGTCATTGATGTTTCTAGGGTCTTGATACATATTTTTTTGAGCTTTTTTAATAGATTCTTTCTCGTCTTCTTCGATTTTCTTAACTTCTAATTCAGGGTCTTGGAAGAAAGAGAATAGAGACATTAAAGTTGTTTGACTAATCTTCCCACCAGAATCAATATAAGCCTTTAATTCTTCAATTAACGACTTAGGTAAGTTTCTGTTGTATACGTATCTAACAGTATTAAAATCTTTGCTTACGTCAATTGACCGTGTATTTTTTAGTATTGTCTCTAACAACTTAGCACGACGTCTTAGTCCTTTAGTGAACAATCCTTCTTTAGTTTTAGTACGTTGTTCTAATCCGAATAATTTGTATTTCATTGCCTCGCCCGATTGAGTGCCGCTAAAGTTATCATCTTTCATGTTAGGCGTGTTGGTAAACATGTGTATATCACTGTTTAAACGGTCTTTATAAGCTTCGGTACCTTGTACATCGTATTGCTTATAAATATAACCACCATCAACAGAGCCTTCTGTTTCTCTACCTTCGCTATCAGCATAAACAGTCGGTTCTAAAAACAACACGTTAGCTTCCTTTTGTTTTCTAACTTCTACAGGATCTAAATTTAAATTACCTTTAATAAGTAACATAGCGTCATTTAAATCACTCATATAGTTAGCAGTATCTGATTCAGCATTATCATACAAATCAATTAAAGTGATTACTTTCTCATAATCCCCTTTTCTTCTTTCGTTGTTGCTAAATTCTGTAATAGGCATACGTTCGAAATAGTGTGATTCAAAACCGTTTTCACGTGGTGTGAGCTTCAATCCATTTGTTCTACTGGTAAGATATCTATAAACACCGTGTGAAGTGAATAAATCAACTGTAAACACTTCATCTTCGTCAGTCTTGTCTATTGGTTTAGTTCTTAAATATCTAACGCCTGCGATACTATTACGTTCAATTGTATTGTCGTATATGACAAAAGTACTCATTGCATCACTCTTGTATAAACGCGTTTCATCATCTTGGTTTCTAATCATTAATTCATAAGCTTTACCATAAATTGACAAATCTAATCCTAAAGATCTATTGTGCGACTCAACATCATTCAAATCATTGAACGCCTCAATAGCTTCTAATACATCTTTGTCATCATCTTGATATTGAATTGGATTACCTAAGAAATAACCGTTAATAAAATCGCTAATATAAGATGCGTAATCATGCGCTACACGGTTATCTGCCATGTACTCTTCTTTGCGTCGTGTTAACTCAACCAGATTCTTAGTTTTACCTTCGTAGTAATCACTCAACACTTTTAATCTAGGTCGTTGGTAATCCATGTGATGTTCAATGTATTTACTTACTTCATTAACGTTTTGTAATAAATCGGATTCCGTCCCGTCATATGTGTAAACAACATTAGCTTCATCGTTAAACAAGTAATTTCTGTTTTCTCGTAAATCAGTATCCGTTTCAAATTCGTTTGCCTTTAACATTTGTTCCCTCCTATAATCCTAGAGATTTTATTGTGTCAACTTTCGAACTGACATTTGTGCGTTTTCTAACCGGTCTGTAGAATCGTTCCACTGAATAACGCAACGAATCGATACAATGATTGTATGTATCTACTGGTTCATTGGTATATTCACCTGTATCTTTGTCCTTTTGCCATGTGTAGTTGTCAAACTCTTCAATAGTCTTGAAACAACGTTCATCAACAATGATTTCAAATTGCATTAAGAATTGTAACCCTTGCACAACCGAGCCCTTCCCTTTTTTGGTTGGTAAAATCCTTTTAAGTCCTAGATTCCTTAATTCAGCTATACTTTTTTGTTCTGCACTATCTGCTGTAATTTCTTCTTTAGCATAACCAAGTTGCTTTATGACATTAGCTATTTCATCATTCAGCATACCTTGTTTAACATACTCTTCAATGATGTATAATTTCTTTTTCTTTACATCTATTTTAGAATGTATAAAAGCACTAGGATCATTAACGTAGCCAAAGTCCAATCCAAAATAAGAAGGTAAATGTCTTAACTCATCTTTATTTATTAAACGTTTTTCATACTTAGGGAAAACCAATTTGTCTAATGTAGCAAATTCACCTAACGCATAAATTTTGTAATATGCTGGATTACGATTTGCTAACAACTCTAAGTTTTGTCGTGTCATTTCATCAAGAAACTTATTATCTCGATAACTAGATTGTCTAATCATGACATTTTCCATTGGTTCACCATGTTCAAAGAAATACTTATAAACCCAATTCAGTTTAGATACTGGGTTAAACATCAAAAATATTTGCTTATTCACGTGTTTACGCTCCCTCAAACGCAACGTTAATTGCGTGTAATCATTTAGTGTGAATTCAGAAGCCTCTTCCATTACTATGTCTGATATGCCTTTTATCGACTTTATTTTCTCCGGATTATCCAATCCTTTAAACAAAAAAACTGCGCCGTTTGGCAATTCAACTTTGTTATCAGTCTTATTCCAAAGGCACATGTCCCAAATACCGAAGTTTATCAAACAATCTTTGACATCTTCGAATAAACTATCTTTAATTGTTGATTGGACTTTTCTAAGCCATAGTATACGCCTAGGATATTTCCAGTCTTGCAATGCTTTAAGTACAACTTTTTGTATAACGCCGTGAGACTTACCGCTCGAACCTCCACCGTAATGTACTTCAGTGAAGTTATCGTAATTGGTTAGTATTTCGAATATGTTTCTATTGAAAACATTAGACGGTTTGTTAAAGTTTAATTTAACTTTCGTCATCGTACTCACCAATATTAATCTCAATATTTTTCTGAGTAATTTCTTTTTTATCGATATACGCACCATGAACTTTTAGTATGTGGTCAATAGATCTCTGACGCTCTTCAAAAGTTGGTGTGATTGTGTAAGTAACCTCTTTTTCCACTTCATTGTTTAGATGGTCATATTTCTTACTGTAAGCCTCTTGAGGTTCTCCTCTAGCAATAGAAGCAGATAACGCTAAAGCTTCTGTAATACTCATTAAACGCTCTTCTTGTATCTGTTCTAATCGTTCTTTAATATATTCTGAAACATTAACATTTCTTAACAATCGACTTGCTAAAGACTCTGCTGTTTTCTTACTATAACCTGCTGAAATTGCTGCTTTTTTACCATTACATCCATTCATTATATATTCATCTGCGAATCTCTTTTGTTTTTCGTTCATTTCATTTACCACCAACTCTCGCGCTATACGCTTTTTAAAATTAAAAAAGGGATTGGCTATAATCAGCCAACCCACATAGATCCTTTATTCCTAATTGCGATAAGGGAAACGCAGTAAGATAGTCAATATCTTACGCTATCATATTAACACCGAAAGTGACGTTATTTTTCCAGACTTTTTCCAAACTTAATGTATTATACCTAATTCATCAGCTAACCTAACTAAAATATCTTTCCTCATATCATAAGCGGTAGATTTACTTACATTTATTTCTTGAGCTACACCAGTTAAATTTAATGTTCTAGGCTTTTTAAAATAATAAAGTTCCATAAGTTTTTGAGTTTCTGTAGTGCTATGATTATATACAACCTCTATAGCCGATTTCATTCTGGCCAATTGCGATAATCTTCTATCATTAACAACTCTAATAGCTTTTATTTCAGTTACACTTACATTGCTTTGCACCCTATCTCCACCGATATTAGTATCTTGTTGACTCCACGGGTTTAAAACTTCATCTCTTACACGCGCTATATCTTTATCGAAGTAATTGTAATTGCTTAATTCACTTTCTAAATATCTTTGCGTTGATTTTCTCAAACTCATTTGTTTAACCCCCGTTAATCTTCAAAGTGTCTCAATCTACTTCTTAATATCTCTATCTCTCGCTCTTTAACTTTCACATCACCTTTTAACTGTTCAGTTTGCAACATCACACCAAACAATAAGATGACTAGTAATATAATTGCTATGATTAACCACATCATTTACTCTGACACCTCCGCCCTCATCAAATCAGACTGATCGCTCAACTTTGCGAAGTCACTCGGCGCCTCTACATCATCATTAGCCGTCATCATAATATATACTTGCTCAGTTACATACTTACCTAGCTCATACATCGCTAGTAAGAATAATAGTCTTAATATTTGTTTAATCATTTTTTATCTACCTTCTTTGCTTCATATAAGACCGGATATAAATTTAAAAAGTGTATTCTATAGCCAATCGTTTTAACTTCTACTTTGTCGCCTACTTTTAACCTAGCTTGCATGTCTGCACTGTCAAACTTTCCTTTGAAGAATAAGTCAGAGTTTTCAATGACTTGCTTGTTGTCTAATACAATATAGAACTTGTCTTCTTTATCTTGTCTCTTGTTATATTTATCTGTAATAGTTCCTTGGTGCGTTTCTTTGTGTTGGTAACTAGCCACTGTATATATAGGCGATATGACAACAAGCATCAGTGCGATTACGCCGAATAATGACAGTATTCCGACAGTAAAGATATCGAACCAATCCATATTTTTAAGTTTTTTAATCATCATTATCATCTCCGGTATCAATCAAACTAGGCATCATTCTTAACATAGCCCTTAATTCATGTTCATTCATATTACCCATCGTAGGACTGTAAAATTCACTGTCTTTATCTTTAATATCTTTAATAAAATCATCTTCAATCTTAGCTTTTTCTTCAGGTGTTTTATTTTTATATTTTTTGATTATTTCAGTGTACTTTTTCGGGAATTTCATTTTAGGTATGTTAATCATCATCTGCCTCCTCGAATGGTTTCATTGTCTCAATGTTAATATCCACCATACCCTCGTTTGGTCCGACTTTTTCAACGTGAAAGATACCAATATTTGATTTGATATCGTTTAAGTTGGTCGCTCCATCAACTGGTTTGTTCCGTGCCTCATATTTCTCTTTCGCTTCTTCTTTACTCTCTGCCTCAACAACTATAAACCTTTGATTGCTCTTAGCTCGAGTTATGTGTGTATGCTTGCGTCCTGTTGAATCTTTGAATGTCGTGACTAAGTATTGTGTCACTTCCCCAAAACCTCCTTGACTCGATATAAGATGTCTTTACACGTATCCTTTTCCTGCGTCTGCTGTTCCATCTTGTCTTTCGTGGTTCCTTTTCATTTTCTTTTTGTATGCGTCAATGAGTTGGTCGATAGTATATAAGTTGTAAGCTATGTCTATCGCTATCACAATTGCCAATTGGTCGGGATAAAATTCTTTGAATATTATCTGTGGTGTACTAACAACTGCGCCTTGAGCAAATTCTTTATCTTTAAAATTAAACATTTTGTGAAATTCTGTATCTTTAAAACTTGATTCAATCGCTTCTTTTATCTCTTCTGATGACACTCCTACTTGATTCGCAATACTCAAACCAAACGCCAACATATCCGCCAACTCATCTAACTGAACATCTAACGGCTTACCTGGTTTCTTCTTCCAGTTCTTAAACGTTTCCAATGTATTAAACCATTCAAAGAATTCAACTACATATGCAATTTTGCTATCTCCTAAGTTTAGCGTCGGTATTCTATCGTCGAACTCCTTTTGTATTTGTAATAACTCTTGTAACTGATCGATTGTTAATGTGTTATTCATTATCGTTGTCCTCCATTTGATCTAAAAATTCGTAGAACTCATTTGTTCCGTCTAGTTTGTCCATTCGGCACAATATAACACTTAAGTTGATTTCAGCTCTTCTATATATAGCTACTTCCTTGTTCGCTCTGCTCTCAATCTGTAGTTCGCTAAGTCTAAAACGGTAAAATTCGTATCTTCCAAACAATTCATTTTTAAGCGTGCGCCACATGTTCTCCAACTCTTTGTTGCGTTTTTCTAGTTTATCGATATTTTCAGAAAGTTTTTTGTTTTCTTCTCTATAGTAAAACGCCTTTGTTCTAAAATAATGTATTGCACTTTCTTCGCCAGTAATAGAGTTTACTCTCTCTACTCCATATTTTTTAAAGTAACTTAACAATTCCTCTCTAGTAGGTCGTGTCATTGTATCCCCTCCGGAATATTTAATAATCTTCTGGCATAACTATATGCGCCATCACTATTTAATCCGTTACCAAAGCATGTATACATGTATTCGTAATCCTTTTTTGTTAAATGTTTGCCAATATAAAGTTCGAAACCTGTTTGTAAAAAAACCTGTGTTCTTTCAGGAGACATATTTTCAATACAAGATCTGCTAACCCAATGAATAAATTTAACAACTAAATCTAATTTGTTAGCGCAATCTTTTAGTGAAAAGAAAATATTTGATTCGCTATCGAGGATAAGCTCTTTATTTTCATTGATAAAACTGAATTTAAAGCAATTCATCATTTCGAATACTTCATAAATCAGATTATCTATCTCATCAAATGCTTTTGCTTTTCTCTTAACTTCCGTCATATCCCCAATAAGCTCATCTCGTTGCTTCTTGTACTCATCACGTTGTTTTCTCATCTTCTTCAACCTAGCTTCCATTACACCTAGTTGGAACCCTGTTTCATAGTTCATTCTGTTACCTCCAGTAAATGAGATGATTCAAATATGTTGCCTTTAACCTCACAGTCATATCTAAGGAAGGATTTTTTGTCTATATACTCAAAGTAATCATTTTCAGAGAGTGCACCCTCAAACATAAAATCTTTTAATTGAATACCATTTACAATATCAATAGATATCACTGCTCTATTAATTGTATCTACTAAAGACTCATCGTCGCCCGCTATCATGAGTACTCCATCTTTGAACTCAACTATATCTCCCGCATATATTTCGTTGTTGTTTTTGTCTTTAAGTCCTGTACTTTGCATAAGTTCTACATCTTTGAAATCTCTTGCGTGTATTAAAGCTTCTGCTTCCGCGTAGTTTTCATAGTGAACTTCATTCTCGATGAAGTCGAATCCTACAACATCGTGTATTCTTCCTGTATATTCGTCCCACACTCGATATTTAGGCATCATTCTACTACCTCCACTTTTTCTACTTCTATGCTTGCAGTTTTGAATGGGAGCTTTTTACGAGTCAGTTTTAATACCGTATTCGTGGCTTCTTCCTCATTCGTACTTTGCACAAAATAATGCTTTTTTAATTTATAATTACATTTAGACGCTAAGAACTTGATACAAAGACTTACTTTATAGGTTTGCATCATTCTATCAACTCCCCATCTTTCCAAATCAATGTCATCGTCATGTCATCGTTTAAGATATAGAATGCTTTAGTAGGAAAAATATTGTCGTCTTCAAAACGTTCGTTCAAACTGATACCTTTGTGTAATGCGGATTTATAGACTCCTTCTTGAATCTCATATACCTCTAACAACCTATCAAACTTAGTCTCTTCCGTTACTTCTTTTTCAATATCAACTATGAAGGGGATATCAATTGGAATAAAACTTGACGTCGAACACTTATTTGTATTTGGATGAAAACGAACGAATCCATCACTAAATCCTGTTGAAAAAAACATTTTTCCTTGTGATAGATCCGGATTTTCTCGCGCCCATTTAATTAATTCATCTAATCTCATTTCTTTTTTAACTTTGATTTTCATTGTTATATCTCCTCTTGAACAGTAAATTTATCGTTAATTGATACATATCCAGTCACATTACATAAGATGCTATCAACATGAAAAGTCACAAAACAGTTGCGCTCAACATCATTTGAATAGAATCTTTTATTACCTGATAACTTGGGGTTATCCCAAGCCCATTGGATAAGTTCAGGTAAATTCATTTCTTTTTCAATTTTGATTTTCATTGTTTCCGCCCTTTTAAAATAAAGTTAGTTGCTTCTGTTCCTCATATTCCAAATCACTTTGCTTTATATATGTTTCAAGCTCTTCCGCTGTATCAAATGTCTTTTTCACACCTTGCCAACCTGGCACGATATGACCGTGAAAGTAATAAGTGCCATTTACTACATGGATATGTGCCACTCGTTCGTTATCCTGATACAGATATCTCTTAGAGCCGAAAAAATGTTTTAAGTATTCTTTACGTCCGCTATCTGTCATGGTCATCACTCCCACAAGTCAAATACTCTATCGACGTAAAACTTCGCCTTTGCTAAATCCTCATGACCATTCTTTAACGGTGCTCTAGACAAGTATTTAATTGCATTACCTATTGCGAATGCTAATTGTGGTGGGTACTGTGCCGTAACTTGTTCAATAAAATCTATAATTTCAATGTCGCCGTATGTGTAATGCGCAGGTTGCTTAACGTTGTCTTGCGTTTTGTTCATATCTACTTTTCTGTTACTGATTATGCTCATTATGCTTCACTCCATTTCTTGAACATTTGGTTATAAGTGACATCGAACCAGTACGGATCACGTGAATGTTTTTGAGGTACATTAAACAAATGTGGCTTCTTCTTACGTAGCTCAGCCTCTTTCTTTCGCTCTCTTTCCAATTCACGTTCGAGTCTCGCTTGTTTAATCTTTTCCATTTGTTTCATTTCTCTATATTCTTTTAGGTGCATGCCATAAGGCGCGTCTAAAGCTTCTGAAAACTCCCAACAACCTCTAACACGTTTAGAAACAATTCCAGCATTTATCCCACGCTTTGCCATTATTTCTTTTTCAAAATTGTTAAATTTATATGGTTTATTATTAATAATTACAACACTTCCCATTTATTCCACCTCTACATTTACATTTCTAATTTTCAGATTGTCATACTCTAGTATTTCGTCAGGATTGTTATATAAGTAATCCGCCAGCGCTTCTTTTTCGTTATCCACATCATCGAAATGCTGATATTCAACTTCTGTAGGTATTCTTATATCAATCGTTGCGTTTATATATGCTTGTTGTTGCATTAGATCACTTCCTCAACTCGCATGATTATTTTGGGCTCAATTCCATAACGCTTTGAGCTAGTTATTTCTGTAATTTGGTTATCGTCTTTCCATACATGACCATTACAAGCATCTAATACCGTTTTAATTAAGTTATCGATATCCGGCTTAGTCACTTTATACTGTCCAACCATTTGGCTTTTCTTTTTCTTCGACCATGATTTAAGCAATGGAAAGTAAAAGTCTAATTCGATTTTTAGTGCGCGCTCTAGATTCAACTTAGGCATTTGCCCTTGTATATACGCTTTATGCTTTGTATAAGACGTAGGCATGTAAGTTTGAACAAATCTACCTGTATTACGAAAGCGTGGACGAGGCGAGCCCATAGGTGCCTCAAACGTTTCGTTAAATTTAATTTCTATTTCCATGTGCCACCTCTAAATATCAAATATCGTCGCTTGTAATCCTAGTTCTTGCTCATATAGAAGCCCGTGAGCGCCTTTAAATCGTTTTAGGTCACTATCAGCCATGATTTTCTTTTCGTCGCTGAAATGGGCTCCTGTGAGCGAATAAACTTCATTTACGTTGTCTTCATGTTTGATAACCTTAATATCTTCTGTGCCATCTTCTCGGTATAAGTAATATTTTTCTTTCGGCATTTTTAACACTCCTTAATATTCGACGATAGCGGGGCGTGTGTGACGTTCTGCAAGTTTTTGGACAAATAGGTCATATAACTTATTTTCGTCGCCCTGCGCCTCGTCCATGAGTTTCTGAGCGTACATATCTGAACACTCAAGTTTAGTTTTTAAAAATTCTTTGGTTACCATGCGTCTCGCTCCCTGAAATCGTCTCCGATTACTCTTACTTTTCTTGCGTTGTGTTTCATTCTCGAATTGATACGTTGCCAGTTCATATTTTGATTTAGTTCTTTATCACTAAAGTTTGTTGTAAAGATATTGTTTTTACCTACTCTGTTATCAACAATGCTGAAAAGTTTATTTAAAGTGTGTTCTGTGTTTTCTACACCCATATCATCTAGTACAAGTAAATCAATATCACTTAGCAATCTGACTAGCTCGTCTGTAGTCTCTACTGCATTTTTGTTGTATGTCGCTTTGATACGATCCATTAACATTGGTATATGCATAAAAGCAACCGTATGTCCTTTAGCTTTAACTGCTTTTGCGATAGCGTATGCTAGGTGGCTTTTACCAGTTCCGTATGAACCTTGCAATATTAATGATTTCGGTTCTTTTGTAGAGAAGCCTTGTACATACTCTATTGCTGTTTGTTTAGCGCGTACTTGTTTTTCATTTTGTGGCTTGTAGTTGTTGACTGTTGCATCTCTTAAAGACGGATTAACGTTTGATTGATTGAATATGTTGTTTATCTTCCGTTGCTTGTTTCGCTTATATTCCTCATAGATTTCACATTTGCAACCGTCTTTATACTCGTAACCATTCGGGTGTTTTTTAGTAGGAGCAAACTTATATAAGTCGTATTCACTTCCACATCTCTCACATTTCAATCCTTTTTCGACATGAGTAGGTTGATATTTTTTCAAGCTTTCGTTTATCTTTTCGCTGAATAGTGGTTTCATAATATCCCCCTAATCCCAATAACTTTCGTCGTACTTCATGCGTTCCAATTGATCCGTGCCAGTTGGTTGTATTTTTTGATTGAGGTACCCCTCAAATTTACTGCCAAAAAGTGTTTCTGGTCTAAGGTATTTATCGCTATCCGTGTTTAACCATTCAGCTGTTTTGATATCAATCACCTTTTTAAAATCCTCCAACCTAAAATCTTGATTCCATCTTGCTTTAATAAAATCTTTTGTTTTAGCTGTATTATGTTTAAAATGCTTTCCTGCTTTTTTATTTAAGTATTCGATAATTTCTTTATAGGGAATGGAAGACACCGTCGGGTTGCCCGACAATATACTTCCTTCATTATTAGTATTGTTATTATTAGTTAAATCATTATTAGTACTATTATTATTAGTAGTATGCGATTTACCATTAACGGTTTTTCCATTGTTGGTTTTACCGTTAACGGTTTTTCCAACGTTGGAAAATCGAATGTGGTGCGGTTGCTCATATACTAAGTACTCATAACCATTTAACCTACCACTTTTATCACGTTTTCTACTACGTTGAATGTATCCAATTTCTTCCAGTTCCTTGATTCCACTCTTTAAACCGCTAAGTCCATCAGTTGAATGTTGCTCTAGTTCTGTTTCGTAAATTTGCCAGTTATCAGGTCGACTTAACAAATAAAGTAGAATACCTTTAGCCTTCCAACTTATATTAGAATCATGTATAAAATCTTTGTGTACTGTGACAAAGTTACCTGATTCTTTGTAAACTCTAAATGTTGCCATTTCGTTATCTCCTTTCTGGTATAATTTTGTTATCGCTACTGCGTTAGATTGGGGGTGAATAAAATATGGAAAAACCTTATATGTTAACATATGATTTAAACTCACCCGGACAAAAATATGAGGAATTGAGAAATGTTATAAAAAAGGAAATTTCTAATGGTCATTGCAATTATTGGAAATCTTCATTTTTATTCCGTTCTTCTTTATCAACTTCAGAAATGATAGAAAAGTTGAAACCTTATCTCGATTCTGGAGATAAGCTGTTTGTTACAGAAATAGTCAATAACAAACAAGGGTGGTTAACAAAAGAACAATGGGATTTTATCAACCATAATATTTTTATTTAGGTTCTTTTATTGAATCTTTTGTTATATCAGGAAAACCTTTAGAATCCTCAGGGGTAAATTTTTTAATTTTTTTAGCGCTTCTAATCTCTTCCGCCAAGATGACGATTAGGAGTGCTATTTTTATTATTCTTAGTCTATTCATTCCTTTTTCTCTCCTTTCAGCATTTTATTGAGCCTCTCATCAACTTTTATCCACGAGTCATGCAAGTGGTATTTATCATTAAACGACTTAACGCCAATCGCATGTTGCTCGTTATGATGTTCGCGACATAACGCTAATACATGTTTGTCATAGTGATTCATCTTATTTCTGTTCATGCCTCTGCCAACTGCTTCATAATGTGCTAGGTCAGCGTGAGGCTTTCCGCATATTACACAGTTGCGGTTAACAGTTGACCAGTATAAGAATGATTTATCTTGTTTCAGCAAGTCGCTTGTTTTATAACTAAGCGGTATGTCGTTGTGAAATATCCAATCGAGTGTTACCTCGATAATTTGATTCGCTTGCATCCGTGTACAGTCACTTAACGAAATACTCTTGTCATAGTCATACAGAACCGTTACATATTCTTGGAACAAATACCTCATATAGTCACGTGGTTGGCCTGTGTGGCTCTCTATGTCGTTACAGAGCGCGAATATTTTTCTTCGTTGCTTGTCTGTTATTTTGAATGGGTCTTCGATTCGCAAATCACATTCGACTTCGTAGCCGTTATCAAGTAATAATGTTTCTTTGTCTCCTAGCTCGGCACCCTCGATAACGACTGTTGTTGTGCCGTCATCTTGAGTGATATAGTTTTTGATTTGAGCCATTTAATCACGTCCTAGAAAGGTAAATCATCGTCAGAGATTTTTATAGGACCATTAGCATTAGCAAATGGATTATTTGATTGCTGTCTATTCTGTGGTGCGTTATATGAATTATGCTGTTGTTGGTTGTTAGATTGACCGTTGTTTTTACGTTCAACGAAAGTTATATTGTTGACTGCGATGTCTGTAGTAAACACTTTCTGTCCTTGATTATTTTCATAACTACCGGTTTGTATTGAACCAGTAACGCCAATTTTATTACCTTTATTAAAGTTATTAGCGATGATTTCAGCAGTCTTACCAAATGCAACACAACGAATGAAGTCTGTTTCATATTCGTTAGTTTGTTTGTTTTTGAATGGTCTCTGTACTGCGATTACAAAGTTAACTACGTTGTTGTTTTGACCTTTTAACTCTGGATCTGCCACTAGGTTCCCAATTAAATTTACTGTATTCATTGTTCAATTCCTCCAAGCCATTTTTTTATCTGTTGTCTGGTTACATTGATTTGGTTTTTATTCAGTGCTTCGACGTTCATTTTTTCTAATTTGTTAATTTGTTCCTGGTATTTTTCCGCGAATCCACTTTCTTTAGCTATGGCTATAAAATCATTAACTTCTTTAGTTAGTATGTCTTTAAATTCTTGACTTACTGTTGAATATTTATCTTGTTTTTGTTTTGCGTCTGCGTCATCTTCATCAGTTGGAATGTTAAAGAACTTCATTAAGAAATAGCGTTCAGCATAAGTTAACGCTGTGCCATGTGCTTGTGAAATATCATTTTGTTGACCGTAAGCGTGATAACTTACTTCATACTGTTCTTCTGGTTTATCAGCATTAATCCATGTATAATTCAAATCCATTTCAACTATGAATTCTGTCACTTCTTGACCTTTTTTGTTTTTAAAAGTATGTGTCGTCCAATTTTCATTTGACGTATTGGGGACTAACAATAAATTATGTTCAATCATCTTTTCTCTTATTCTGTGTAATATTTGAGATCCTGAAACATACGAGAAGTTATAACCCTTAGTATCTTTTGTGAAGCCCGCAATATTCGCTTTAACATCTGCTATTTTTTGGTACAAATTAAGTTGTTCGGCCATCTATTCTCCCACCTTTACCGTGTATGACGTTGGTTTCTCAACAATGCTAGCACCCTCTAAAACTTCGCCGTTTGCGTCAATTAAAGTGCCGTTTTCAGTTACATTGAAATCTTTCTTAATGTCTGATTGGCTAAGTTTTTTAGTTACCTTTACATAGTTGTCAAAACCTCGTTGCTCAAGTTGTTTAATAACTTCTTGCTCATTGCTAACTTGAATGACTTTTGAACCTTTTCTGGCTGTCACTTTTCCGTAAGGTGTATTCAACTTGAATTTGCTATCTTGTTCTTTTTGTATTCTGTAATATTCAATTACAAGGCTTTGTAAATATTCTTTGCCACTCTGTAATTTTTCTACTTCTTTATCTTTCCATTCGTTTATGCGTTCAATTTCTTTATTTGCTAAATCGTTGATTTCATTCTCTTTAGTTGTGATTGCATCCAGTTTCTTAAAAACCCAGTTAGCACTGTCTAGATCAGTTACTTTGAATCGGTCGTCTTGTTCGAATGTTTCTAATTCTCTCTCTTGTAAATCATTCACTTTTCATACCTCCTACCATCTCATGACTAAGTTAATTAGCCTGTCTCTTTCGTCTGTGTTCTCTTCAATCCATTCATAAATAGATTGATTTAATATGTCTAATGCTGTGTATAGATCATTCTCATCTGTTATATTTATACTGTCGATAAATCTATCTTCTAAATCTAAGACATTCACTAGAATGCTGTAATCTTGTTTCTTAACTGCTAATTTAAAATCGAATCCGTCTACATTAATTACTTTTTGACATACATCGCCAATTTTGTAGTACATTGTTGACACTTCCTTTATTTCGTTTTATATTGAACATGAATTAATTTTGTTAATCGTTTGTCACTGTTACTTGTTGGCGCAAGTAGCAGTTTTTTTATTCTCCATAAAAGTATTCCTTATAAAATATGAATGTCGCTATACTTGCGAATCCCGCGATTGACCATGCTGTAGTGAAGTACAGCAATGGCATAAGCACAATTGCTAAGACTGTGAAGCATAGTACTGCTACTAGGTAGCTTTTATAAATGTTACTCATTTTCTTTTTTCTCCTCTTTGGTTGTTTCATCGTTTATCAAACCTTGCATTTCCATTAATTTTTGAGGTATACCAGCTTTTAACTGGATTTCGTATAACATTTGTTGAATGTGTGGTGGCACTTCTACCATTCCTTTCGTGTATAATTTAGTTATCTCCTAGTGAAAGGAGGTGATAAGTATGGAATTTAATGATTTTCAAAATTTCTTTGGTGAACTTAGTAATCAAGCCGAAAAAGAATTCGGTGGTGACAGTGACTTTTTTAGAGATAGAATAAATAAGTTGAAAGAAGATGCTCCTGAAAACGTATCTTACGAAATTATTTATTCAATAGCTTTATACGAAAGCTTAAAAGCTCAACAAGATATGAAAATTTTGAATACAGTTAAATATCTTTTAAATCGTGACTAGCAATATCCAACAATGATTTGCTCTGAGCATTATTAATTTTTGGATAATCAAAATTTCTAAGTTTAAATCTTGTGTTTTTCTCAATCTTCCAAACCTTCCAAGTCGCAACTGCCATTGTGATGAGGAAGGTTGTTTTGTATAGTGTGTTCATTTGTTTATGCTCCTTTCGTGTATAATGTTGTTTAAGAGGTGCATTGCTCGGGTTATAGTACTTTAAATTCAACACCGTCTATTTGAACGAACAGATTATCTAAATCAGGGATTTGTTTTTTATATAAACCAAATCTTGATTTAATATCTTTTAATAAATAGAGTTTCAAATCTCCAATTGATAATAGTTGTCTATTACCTGCTTCGTCATAGTAGTAATAAATGACTTTTTTGTTTTGATCTTCCATTTGCTGCGCCCTCCTGTTAAGCAGTTACGTTAGCTTCATAACCGAATTCAGTCATGATTTCATGTATTTTCAATCTACCTTTTTGTGTCCATCTAGTTTGTAAAACTGTGTCTTCTCTACCGTCAGAGCGTACAATTGGTATAGTGTCTGATTCTGTGTAACTCTTGCCCATGTGTTCTGAGTAAAGCACCCACTGTTTATTCACTTTTCGTTGTAGTCTAGCTTCGTGTAGTAGTTTGTTTAACTTTTGTGCTGATATACCGTAGTCTGCCGCGATTTGAGTTGTGGCTAATGTGCCAGTTGACTTTAAGATTTCATCTACATAGTCTGCTTTGGGTTTTAGTTCTCCGATTTCTTGTTGTAAAAGTAAGTTTTGCTCTTTTTCTTTCTTATACTCAGTCAACACTGTAATGATGTAGTCTGGATCTTTTAATGTTTGTTCAATTACATTGTCTGTTGCGTAGATACCGTGTTTGCGAATGGCTGGTAGGACGTCTGATGTTACCCATCGTTTGAATTTTCGAGCGGTTTCTCTGATTTTTTCGTTTTTACTTTGTTTAGAAGCGTCAAAGATTAAACTGTATAATCCTGATTCATTGATAATGATCATATTTCTGTTTTGACCTGATGCACTAAATTGGTGCGTCAGCTTGTCCTCGCTATCAACATGATTTCTGATGGCATTGTCTGCCCTTGCATATCCTAAAATTTCAGCAATATCTTTTCCTACAAAATAAGGTTCGTTTTCAATTTCCACTGTTCTTACTGGTAGCTCTTTAAAATTAAATGTTTGTAATGCTTGCATTGTTCGTTCCTCCTTTTAAAATGTTTGTTTGCGTTTCGTGTACTTTGTGGGTAAAAAAATATCTCCAATATTTTCGTCAAAAAAATCAGCGATAATAAACATCTCATCATTCTTAAATTGATGCTTTCCTAATTCCTTTAAACGATAACCTTCAGTTGATATATTCAAGAGGTTTGCTAAATCTTCTTGAGTACACTTTCTTTCTTTTCTCAACTTTATTAAATTCCATTGCATGTTGTCACCTCCCGCTTACAAAACTAACTATACACGATACGTGTACTTGAGTCAACATAAAAGTTTGCTTTTCGTGTATTTTTTTGTTGAATACCAAAAATAATTGGGTTATACTATAGGTAAATTTAAGGAGGTAAGAAAATGGATAAAAAAGAATTAGCGAAATTTATAGGCAATAAAATCAGATACTATAGAACCAAATTGAACTTAACTCAAGATCAACTTGGAGAAAAACTCAACACTAAAAAGGCTACTATTTCAAATTATGAGACAGGGTACAGAACTCCTAAACAAGATGATTTGTTTGAAATTGCTCATATTTTAAATATCAGTATCGATGATTTGTTTCCTACAAGAAATAATAAAAAAAACGACATCACTTCCATATACAGTAAACTCACGCCTCCAAGACAAAAAAACGTACTTAACTACGCAAATGAGCAATTAGATGAACAGAATAAAGTCACTTCTATAGATGAATATAAAGAGTCTAAACTAGTATCGTATATTGCATGTGGTGCAACTGGTGCTGGCATAGGAGAAGAATTATATGATGACATATTGCATGAAGAAGTATTTTTTAAAGAAGACGAAACGCCATCAAATGCTGATTTTTGTATTTTAGTTAATGGTGATTCAATGGAACCTATGTTAAAACAAGGAACATACGCTTTTATTAAGAAAGAAGATTCTATTAAAGATGGTACAATTGCACTCGTTGTATTAGATGGAGTAAGTCTTATCAAGCGTGTAGATATATGCGAAGACTATATTAATTTGGTATCTCTAAATCCGAAGTATGATGATATCAAAGTCGCTTCGTTTAGTAATATTAAAGTAATGGGCAAAGTTGTATTGTGATTAATAACGCCTATGTGGCGCGAGGAGGATGAGGGATGGAAGAGAACGCACCTTTAGAAACAGCAGTTAATAATTTTAAAAAGATTCAAAATAGCGAGATTTACAAATTTAAATATATGAATTCATGGTGTCTTGAATATTCAGAGTTTTTATTGGATGAAGTTAGATTGTTAAAAGAAAACAAAAGTTACACCAGATATAAAAAAGGCACTATAATTTATGTAAAGTTAGGTGTTAATGTTGGCAGAGAGTTTTCTGGAAACCATTTTTGTATGGTACTTAATAATCACGATTCAAATAAAAATCCAATATTAACGGTAGTTCCACTTACATCTTCCAGAAGTAAATTCAATGTGCATATCGAAGAAGATTTGTTACCTTTAGTATTGGAAAAAATGGACGTAACGGGTAAGGATTTAGCTAAAAAAATCATGAACAATCTTGAAAAGGTGTCAAAAGCAGAAAACCCATACGATCAAAAATTACTTGATGAAAACAAATCGCTGAATGACGACTTCAAAAAATATTCGAAGGTTCGCAAAAGATATGAGCGATTCAAGTATAAAAAGACCTATGCTAACGTTTTAAATATCACTACAATCAGCAAGGATAGAATATCGAAAATTAATAGGTATGACCCTGCCGGAGAAATATCATATTCAAAAGAAACAGTAGATAAAATTGAAAATAGTATAAAAATTAGATTTCTTAGTTAAATCGCTTGAACTACACTCTCTTTGATGGTATATTACATATATACAAAACAAGCCGCTGAAATATTTGCGGCAAGCTTCAAATTAGACAAGTCGCTGAAATATTTGCGACATGAGAGGGTGCATCTGCGCTCTCTCTTTTTTTATACAATTTTCACGGGTAGCCCGCCTACCCTTATTATTTTTTGCCAATTTTGAGGAGGGAGCACATGAAAGTAGCAATTTATACTAGAGTGAGTACACTTGAACAAAAAGAAAAAGGACACTCTATCGAAGAACAAGAAAGAAAATTAAGAGCTTACAGCGACATAAACGACTGGAAAATTCATAAAGTATATACTGACGCTGGATACTCCGGAGCTAAAAAAGACAGACCCGCTTTACAAGAAATGTTGAATGAAATAGATAATTTTGATTTGGTTTTAGTCTATAAACTAGATCGATTAACTCGAAGTGTTAAAGACTTACTAGAGATACTAGAATTGTTTGAGAATAAAAACGTGTTGTTTAGGAGCGCAACAGAAGTATATGACACAACTTCTGCTATGGGACGTTTGTTCGTAACATTAGTAGGTGCTATGGCAGAGTGGGAGCGTACTACAATTCAAGAGCGTACTGCAATGGGTCGACGCGCATCAGCTAGAAAAGGGTTAGCTAAAACTGTCCCTCCTTTCTATTACGACAGAGTAAACGATAAATTTGTGCCTAATGAATATAAAAAAGTATTACGATTTGCAGTAGAAGAAGCGAAAAAAGGTACTAGTTTAAGAGAAATAACTATAAAATTGAACAACTCTAAATACAAAGCACCCTTAGGTAAAAACTGGCACAGATCAGTTATAGGCAATGCTCTAACGAGTCCGGTAGCTAGAGGTCATCTTGTTTTCGGTGACATATTCGTCGAAAACACCCACGAAGCTATTATAAGTGAAGAAGAATACGAAGAAATAAAATTAAGGATAAGTGAAAAAACTAACTCTACAATCGTAAAACATAACGCTATTTTCAGAAGTAAACTATTATGTCCAAACTGTAACCAGAAATTGACTTTAAACACAGTCAAGCATACGCCTAAAAATAAAGAAGTTTGGTATTCTAAACTATACTTTTGTTCTAACTGCAAAAATACTAAAAATAAAAATGCATGTAACATCGACGAAGGCGAGGTTTTAAAACAATTTTACAATTATCTAAAACAATTTGATTTAACATCATATAAAATCGAAAACCAACCTAAAGAAATAGAAGATGTCGGCATCGATATTGAAAAGTTGCGAAAAGAACGCGCTAGATGTCAAACACTTTTTATAGAAGGTATGATGGATAAGGATGAAGCTTTTCCAATAATAAGTCGTATTGACAAAGAAATACATGAGTATGAAAAGCGCAAGGATAATGATAAGGGTAAGACTTTTAACTATGAGAAGATTAAAAATTTCAAGTATTCATTGCTAAACGGCTGGGAATTAATGGAAGATGAGTTAAAAACTGAATTCATAAAGATGGCAATCAAAAACATTCATTTTGAATATGTAAAAGGAATTAAAGGGAAGCGCCAGAACTCATTGAAGATTACGGGTATAGAGTTTTATTAA